CCCAACGGTCAGCAGCACGGCGGCCTTGATCTGGTCGTTCACCACGATGCCGTCAAACGCTTGGCGGTAAGCCACCAGGGCGCGCATGTAGGCAGTCTCTGCCGCCTGCAGTGCTGCGGCTTGCTCGTTCGCGTCGGTCATGGCCTGGGCTGCGGTGATGGCTGATTCTTTCGCTGCCGTTGCGGCGGTGAGCGCAGCCGGGGCGGCTGTCATCGCAGCTTGCAGAGGCGTGTTGTCGGCGTACACGCCCCGATCCAGCGCATTGATGGCGGCCTGCTCGGCTGCGTTGATGTAGAGGCCAATCAGGGCGTCTTCATCGTTGCCGTCTACACGCAGATGGAGCTTGGCCTCGGCCAACGTCACAAAGCTCATTGCAGGCTTTCAGCGTAGGCGACGGCTTCAGGGGTTGGGTCAACTTGGCCGGATGCCAGCGCCTGGGCCAGTTCGTCGCCTTCCAGTGCGATCACGTCATCGGGCTTGCCGAACGCACCTTCGACCAGCACGCGCAGCTTGGTGGTGCCGGTTTGTTTTTTGGTTGCCATGGTTGTTCCTTGGTGAATCACAATGCATACCACCTACCCACTGACGCGCAGGGACGCACTGGGGCCGTGTTTTTGTATTCAACAATGCTGTAACCCGCATGGATGCTAGGTTTCCGGCGTAGACGACTTGTCTACGTTGATGGCTACGGTATTGATGCCAGTGGGTGTGAGGGGGGCAGGGGGAATAGGTGTGTCTACGTCATCAACAATGTCAACAATGGACTGATCCACCGCCACCCATGCTTCACGCGCACGCCCACGGCCAGAAGCTGTGGGGAACTTGACCATGGCAATCTTGGACAGAAAGGCCAGCGAATCCAGCAGCTCAATTTGCTGACGCTTGGGCAGCACCCGGAACTTCCGGCTTTGCTGGTCAAGGTCGCGCACCGTGCAGCCGCGCTCGCCAGCCTTTTCAATGATGCTCATGACCTGCTGCTTGGATGCCTCAAACTCGGAATCGGCCACAGAGGTCTTGAGGCGCTCCACAGTGCGCAAGGCATGGTGGCGCACATACTGGATAGCCCAGGCCGCGTGCGGGCCTTCTACGGTCATTGGCGCCCCGCTGTGGCACCCGCAGGCCACGCACAGCGCCAGGCGCATTGCCATCTCGTTCGTACGCCCAAACATCTCCATCAGGCCCGTGCCAGCGTTCTGATTCATCAGCTCGATGCACTCGGCATCAAACGCCACGAACAATTCAGAGGCTGCGCTGGAAATCTCCACCTCTACCGGCGCCGGAGACAGGCTGGCAGCAGCTGCAGACGTGGGGTCTACCAGATTGCCCGCCATGGATGCCATCGCCTGCGCCCATGCCACCACATCCTCTGGCACTGGCGTGCGCTTGACCATCCTGCTGACCTGCGGGCCAGTTTCAGATTCAACGATCAGAAAGCGATTCAGGAACCCGTCACGGGCCGCGGCGCTGCCGATGGTTTCAAAGAACGAGTCTGGCGTCGTGATCCCCAGCAGCGTCAGTGCCGGATTGCGCACCACGCGCTCGGTAATGTCTTTCTTCTCGGCTCCGCTCAGACCGAACGTGCTGTAACCCTGTGGACGCATCACGCCATCGCACCGGCCCCAAGTCTCGATCAACAGCTTGAGCATGCCTTGTGCCCGTGCATTGCCCTTCACGGACGCCTGCTCCAGCTCCTTGCCGAACTCGTCAATCACCGTGAGGTGGCTCGGCTGGTTGTGCAGCGCAGACAGCACCCCGGAGTTAGATGTGTAGGACGCTGGCCCCACAAGATGGCCCATCCCGCAGGCATCCAACAGGTCTTCAACGGCCTTTTTGGCGTGCTCCTTGCCCGATGCGCTGTGGCCGATGTTCAGCAGGTACAGGCTCGGCCAGTTGCGCTGGTCAGACACAAACCGGCGACCCAGCACCGTTGCCACGAAGGCAATGGCCGTCTGCACCGCAAATGCAGGTTGTGGCTTGCGCGCAGTGGCATTCACCCAGTCTGTGACAACGCCCATGATCCCCGGAGGCTGCAGCAGCGTGACCGGCGTTGGCGCCTGCACCTTGGGTGGGGCCACTCGCACAGTCTCGACGGGCACAGCTACCGGCAGAGCAGGCACAGCAGCCGGGTTCTCCCAGCCGCGCTCCTGCGCTACAAAAAAGATGCTTTCAAGCTGAAAAGCGCCGCCCTTGAAGCTGCGCCATTTGCGAGTGACCGCCTGCGGGTCGTACTTGCTGGATTTTTGGCTCCATGCGTCCCACAGTGCAAAGCCCGCCTGGCCCAGCTCAGACAGGGCATTGCCAAAATTGACCCACTGGTGATAGTCGTCTGCAGGAATCTCGGCCAGCGCTGCGCGCAAATCCTCGATCTGCTGCGCATCCACCATGCGAGTCGCAGGCATGTATGGCACGGCAGCAAAAGGGCCGCGCGCCAGGTCACGCACCCACCCTGGCAATGTGGAAGGTGTGCACCCCTCCAGAGGGTCGCTGCTGGCCTCCCATGCGTAAGTCCTACCGCATGGGTGAATGGAAGGCTCGACGCAGATATAACCGTCTGCCTTCAAGTCCACACCGGGCCCCAGCTTGCCGGGCAGGTTCGTGACCAGCGATGCGCTGAAAACCCGATGCTCACCACCGCCGCCGGTCAACGCCAGCACATCCGACACCAGCGCGCCGTGCTGCGCCTCCAGGCGCTCCATCGTCTCGAACCCCCCGTTGCGCGGGTCAACGTCCACCGCCACCAGGCCGGACGGCAGCACCGCAACGCCAATGCCAGCATCCGGCGCGGCAGTCCACCACTTGCGCACCGTGTCAGGGTCATTGGTGGCGCCATGCACGCCATTGGTCACCAGTCGGGACAGCGGCTGCTTTGTCCGTGGCGTCAGCGGCAGAACATGCCAGCCGATATTGATGTACGCCAGCGCATAGTCCAGCATCGTTTTTGATTGGGTCATTGGGACGACAGTCACATGCCACCCTTCACCAGTGCAGCGCGCTTGTCGGCCTCTTTGCGGCCTTCGGCTTGGTTGCTGATGTGAAACCCCACGTACCGGCGCTCTGTGCTGATGACGCGGATACGGGGCGAAGGTGCGGGCTGTGCCTTGGGGCGGGGTGTGGGGAAGGTCATGCGGCCCCCATTCCTTCCAGCTCGCGCATCATTTCGGCCATCTTTGCGCGCATGGCGGCGACCTTCTTGGCGCTTTCGTTCTGTGCATCCTTGGCAAGAAAGCGCTCGATCAGATACATGATCGGAGCCGTGTCGCCCGTCTTCTCGATGTACTTCTCCAGGCTGTCCACGCTGAAATTGCGGCTGTGGTCTTCGGACAGCTGCACAGACAGATTGCTTGGCGCTTGATCCAAGTCGATAGCCACGCGCTTGAGGCCACGCTGATAAACACCGGTGGCGATGCACTCGCGCAAAGAACCATAGCGCTCTGCAAGACCGGGTTCAAAGTTCAATGTGAGCTGGTCTTTAGCTGCACTGATAACGGCTGATGGCATGTGTTATCTCCGGGTATCACTGGTTATCAATGGCGTGCCAAACAATGGACGCCATGAACACGAAAAGAAAAACGCCCCAAGCCGAAGCCCGGAGCGAAAGCCGCATTGCTGCGGCACTGGAGGGAATAGGTAGCCATGGCTCAGGCAGCTTGGGTGGGCTTGGCTTTGCGGGCGGGGAACAGGGCCACGATGGAAGCCCAGAGAGACTTGCGCGGAACCTGCACGTAGACCGTCTTCTCGTGGATGACGTGACCGGCTGGGATGGACTGGCCTTCTTCCAAGAGGGTCAGTTCAACGTGGCTTGGAATCACCACCAGCAGGCACTCGTCGCCAACCTGCTCGCGCAGGAAGGCAGTCACGCGCTGATTGGCTTCCGTAGTGCAAGGCGTCATGGTTCGCGCCACGATGATTGGGCGAGTCATTTACGCGGCCTCTGTGGTGGGCTTGGCTTTGCGGGCGGTGGCCGCATCCAGATCGAAGCCTGCAAGCTCTTTTTTCTTGGCGACTTTCAGGAACATGACGCGGGCCTGTGGGATGCCGTCGCGCTTCCAATCGCTCACACTTGGCATGGCGAGACCAAACAAGCGGGACACCTTCGCGGTTCCGCCCAGGCGCTCGATGATTTCGGTTGCTGCTGTATTCATGCGGCACATCTTAGCGCAGGCTAATTAAATATGCAAGCCCAAGCTAATAAATCGTTTGATAGGCTAGGCTAATGAACTTGCAACAACGAATGGCCGTGGCATTCCCGCCCCCGCATAGGCGCGGCTTGTATGCAGACATCGCCCGTCTTTGCGAGGTGTCAGCACCCACAGTGACGGCGTGGTTCAATAAGCCTGAAAAGGTAGGAACCATTGAGCGTGCAAACGCTGAAAAGCTGTGCGCTGCATATGGCCTGGAACTTTCGCCAGAGTGGCTTGCTGAAGGGACTGGGCCACAGGCAAGGCCTGTAGCCACACCTGCCAGTGCAATTCCATACAACACAACAAAAGTGCGAGAAGTGCCGGTTGTCGGCAAAGGGAGCGGCGGATTGATGCCTGAGAGGCTTTGGACAGACGGAGATTACCCAGTAGGCATGACCGGCGAGTGTTCGGAGATTGCAACGGCAGACGCTCATGCATTCCTGGTGGCCGTGGACGGTTCTTCCATGATCCCGAGATACAACCCCGGCGAATTCGCTTTGGTTGAGCCTGGAACCACACCAGATATTGAAGATGATGTGCTCGTGCGCCTTGCTACCGGGCAAACTATCCTCAAGCGCCTGCTATCCAGACGCGCTGGGTGGCGCTTTGGCAGCTACAACGACCCTGTTGTTTTGGACTACGCAGCGCACGAAGTGACATGGGTGTACTACGTCGCCCATCCGGTGCCACGCAGGAAAATCAAAAGTCGGTGCTGAACTGCAATCTAGGGGGAATAATGAAACAAGGCCTGCCCGCATCATTGGCGCTCGTTCTGCTTGCAGCCTGCTCAGGTGGCGAGAGCAACGCGCAGCCGAGCGCAAAACCCACGACACAAGCGGCCCAATCTGGGGCGAGCGACGGAGCCAAATACGCGCGCTGCGCTGGCAGCACGGAGATGGAGAAATGCCGCGCACTTGTGGATGCGGTTGCCTCTGAAACGCCAGAGGCAAAGCGTGCCAGGGCCGAAAAGCTGGAGCGCGAACGGCAAGAGAACGCGCGAAAGGTGCTGCAAAGCCCAACCACCACCCCCTACGCCAAGCAGGAATTCATTCAGATTGAACCAGCCATAGGCATGAGCGAATATGAAGTGACACGCTCATCATGGGGCCATCCAGCCAGCAAAAACCGCACTGTGACCAAGTACGCGACGCGCGAACAATGGGTGTATGGCGACGGTAGATACATCTACCTTGAGAACGGGCATGTCACAGCGATTTCTAGTCGCCAGTAAAGGCGCACTGCTTTACCCCATCCTAGCCGCCTCCTTCTATCCCTCCCCGCCTTCGCAAAGATACCCAGAGACAAGGCCCAGGTGCGGGCGTTCAGGAATGAACACCCCTGCCCCGCCACCGGCCTAAAGCGTGGCGCCTGCCCGGGATTTGAGGTCGACCACGTTCAAAGCCTTTGCAGCGGTGGGGCCGACCACCCAGCCAATCTACAGTGGCTGCGTAAGGAGGACCACCGATTCAAGACGCTGGTGGATGTGAGAGAGTGCAGGAAGGCTAAGGCGTCGTTGAATACCATGGATGGCGGGCCTCTAAAATGAGCTATACAGCAAGGAGCGCGCATGGCCACGGGTGACAAGAGTTTGACAGTCCAGGGGGTTGAAATCCACCTGACAACCAAGGGGGAAGAGGACTACATCAGTCTGACGGACATGGCCTCGAAGTTCGAGGCCGGGCCATCGCTGATTGATTCGTGGCTTCGGTCGAAGGACACCATTGAATTCCTTGGTGTATGGGAGCGCCTGAACAACCCTGGTTTTAATTCCGTCGAATTCGACAGAATTAGATTGGATGCCGGTACGAACCGGTTCCGGCTCTCGGTTAAGAGGTGGGCCGAAGATGTGCGCGGCGTTGGTATCGTCGCCAAAGCCGGGCGCTACGGCGGCACCTTTGCACACAAAGACATCGCTTTTGAGTTCGGCTCCTGGCTCAGTCCTGAATTCAAGCTGTACCTGATCACTGAGTTCCAACGATTCAAGCAGGCAGAGGCCGAGCGTGGATTGGACTGGGATGTGCGCCGGACACTTTCCAAGGTTCAGTATCGGGTGCACACCGATGCAGTGCAACAGCATCTCATTCCAGCGCAACTCACCCCAAAGGAGGCGGGATTTGTCTATGCCAGTGAGGCGGATGTTTTGAACAAAGCGCTTTTCGGCATGACAGCCGCAGAATGGAAGCGCGCTAACCCAGGCGCCAAGGGTAATCTGCGTGATAACGCGACCATGGAGCAGTTGGTGGTGATGTCAAGCATCGAGAGCCAGAATGCGCTACTCATACAACAGGGCGTACCCCAGTCGCAGCGCATTCAAATGCTCAACGGGCTGGCGCGGGCGCAACTCCAGTCGCTTCTTTCAAATCCCAGCCTGCCACCTTTGCGCGGCGGGCCTTTGCTCAACTAGTCCGGCATCTTCCCCACCCCACAAACCGCCCACCGAGGCGGTTTTTCTTTGCCCAAGCCCGCCATGAGCGGGTTTTTTTTCGTCTGGTGTGGGGTACGTATGCACGTAAGTAGTCGCAATTCAGTCAATTTCTTAGCCTGGGCTATTGACTATTACTTAGCTTGGGCTAATAATTCACCCATCGCAGCAAAACGCAGCGACAGGGTGAGCGGATCGGCGGTCACCACGGAACGGCTCCTTAACAACTGACCATGAGCAATAGCCGCGTGCAGTGATTAACAGCATGCGGCGCGGGAAACCGTCTCCAGCCCCCGAAGTGGGTAAACGGAGTAAGCGAAGGTGCCGCGAGGTGCCGACGACGCGGCAGGGCACACCGCGTGAGACAAAAGAGCCGCCCTACCCGGTGCGGGCGATAGCACCTCAACAACCTGGCAGCCAAGCGCTGCGAAGGAGAACACATGACCCCCAACTGAGCCGGATAACCCGGCCATACAGCACAAGCACGCGAAAGCCGCGCGACAGACGGCATGGGATTCAAGTTGGCCGATGGCTGCGGGAGTGCCCACCCTGCGATAGCCAGGAGACGCCGCCACAACGCACACGCAGCCTCAGAGCGTCATAGCTTGGGCCTAACCCTTCCCTCAGTGGAGCCGGACTGAGTAACCGGCATGGCCTTCAAACGAGGGCCGAAACCTGAGCCGCGTGACAGGCGGTTGAGGTTTTCAAGGAGAGCGACATGACCCACCCCAACAGCCCAAAAGGCGCCTTGCTGCGCCACGGCTACACGCTGCACAAAGACCCGCGCTACCCACACTCTGAGCGCCGCACAGTCAAAGACAGCGCCGGGGTTGTGGTGCTGGATGACGCACCACTCGATGCAGTGTGCGACTTCTGCAAGCGCAACGGGCTGTACTTGCCGGAGTAGCCAACCGTCCCGACCAGAGCCGGGGCCATCACATCTGCAGTCTGACTGGCACAAAGCGTTGCCGGTGCATGAGCACCTTGCGCGCTCACTGGTACCGTACCTGTGCAGGAACTGCTAGACGCTGGGCACCTCGCCCCGCTGATTCGCCCGGTGGACGCAATGCAGACGCGCATTGATACCAGCGGCATCAAGACCACCAGCGGGGATTACAACCTGCACGACCTGGCCGACCGCGTAGAAGCCTACCTGCCACAAGCCGCGCAAGAGGCCGTGCAACTGGCAGCAGACCGCAAGAAGTGGATCGCGTTTTGCGCCACAGTCGAAAACGCAACGCACCTGGTGCAACTGCTCAACGGGCTGGGCACCAGCGCGGCGCTTGTCTGCGGCGAGACACCGGCCACCGAGCGGGAAGAACTGATTGCCAGCTTTCGCGCTGGGCGCATCCGCTGCCTTGTCACAGTGCTGGCACTGGCAACCGGGTTCGATGTACCTGATGTGGACTGCATCCTGTGGCTGCGCCCCACGCAAAGCCCCGTGCTTTACGTGCAAGGCGCAGGCCGGGGACTGCGGCCAGCCGACGGAAAGGCTAATTGCCTGTGGCTGGACTTCTCGGACACGACCGAGCGCCTTGGCCCGGTGGATGCCATCAAGGGGCGCAAGCGCAGCAAACGCAAGGCCGAAGATGCTGCAGCACCTTCCAAGGTGTGCGACAACTGCGGCGAGCGCGCACCAGCGGCGGCACCCATCTGCCCATGCTGCGGGTATGAATTCCCACGCGAGGAAAAGGAAGTCAGAAGCGCCAGCAACGCGGCCATCATGACCAGCCAGATAGCGCCAAAGATCAACACCTACCCGGTCACGCGGGTGGAGTACGCAGTCCACAAGAAGGCAGGTTCACCCGACAGCATGCGCGTGGACTACTACAGCGGATTGCGCAAGGTGTGCAGCGAATGGGTGTGCATTGAACACACCGGCTTTGCAGGTGAGAAGGCGCGGAACTGGTGGAGGGTTCGCAACCCCGAAGGCTTCAAAGCCTGCCCCGGAGCTGTCGAACAGGCATTCGAGTGGCTGAATGATGGGTTTCAGTTGCGCGAACCCACCGCCGTCACCATCAACGAAACCGGCAAGTACCCCGAACTGGTGCGCCACCACTGGGAGCCTATCAATGAACCTGCATGAACTGAAAGTAACGCGGCAGGCCCTGCAATCGCAGCTGAAGGTTTATGAACGCATCAAACCCAGTTGCCATAGTTGTGAACACTTCCCCAACGGGCGGTGCGAACACTTCAACGCGACACCACCGCCGGAGTGGATTTCAGGCGAGGCCGAATGCCCTGAATGGGTGTACGACTCGATCCCCTTCTGACCC